AGCACTTCGCCTGCTTCAAGCTGTAGCAAGAACGTTTACCGTATCAACGAGCCAGCGTTGTAAGGCTGCAACAACGCCTGGATTTCTTGTAGCTCAAGTCTTGCGCCCATAAAGTCACGATTGACAAGGCTGCTGCCAGCTTGTGACTCCTGCAGATAATCAGCATGGAACCGCAAGCAGTTGTCGATCAGATCTTGCATTTGCATTGCTACCTGCATCATCGTCGCATCGCCTTGACTGCGATCAATCCTTTTTGATTCAGCAGTTTCTGCGCTGAGTTTTGCGCCCATCACAGCAGCAAGACCAAGTTCGTTGATTTGCTCAACAATCTGATCAAGCCTTCGGAACTGCGCGTCGTAGCTGTTGCCAGCGGGTTCAATAAATTCGGCCCGCGCATCTGAGGGGAGCGCGAAAGCTTCGCCTGGCCCTGCACTAATCTCTTCAGCAGACTGCGGGAATCCGAATAGGGCTAATAATGGAACAGCGCTTATATGCAGTTGGTTCGAAAGATCAGATTGAACCTGATAGTGCTGCAGGTTTAGCTCTGCAATATCAGCCAAAGGTGGGAACGATTCCAAAATGCCTGTGCGGTTGGAGTAAGCAACGCTGAACGGGATCTCACTCAAGCTTGTTGTGCCTTCATCAACAACACGAAAGTCGCCCTTCTGATCTTTTTGGAAGATCTCAAATGCGCCAGGAGTAAGAACGCGCACTTGCTCGACTTGCTTCTCTCCGTACAAGCCATCCGGCACAAGGATCTTTTCAGAAAGACGAAGCTGCGTCAGTTCTTGCTTGCCATTTTTAAGGTCTGAACGCCAGCCAATAATGCTCCTTGGGTCATAAGTTGCCCAATAAGGTCTTCCGGTTTCACCGGCCTTAGGAGCATCAACAAGAACACCAACATGGCCGTACCTCAGGCAAATCCTTGACGTAGAAAAAAGCCAAGATTGAAGGTCATTGCCTTGCAAGTCAACGTCAAATAATTGCTCGCGGATTTGATCAGTTACATCGTCAAGCCTGACCGGTTTTCGGGTCAACATGCCCGCTAACATTCGCTCGATTCGAATTGTATAAGGGGAGCAGACGGACCGCTGGAGCCTGACTGAATAGCTGAGGTCTTGCTCTCGCGGTTCTTGCGGAAGATATTTTCGATGACCTTTTCTTATTGCAAACGTTCCACCCTGCAACGCTTCTAGCAGCTCCCAATGGGGCTCCATATTTGCCCAAGCCGTGTTTGGGCTATCTACCGTCGTGACGTTGCCAACACGTTGACGACTACCAGAAAAGCCTGAATACACAGTTAAATCCCGCCCGATAAGAACATCTTAGTAGAGACGAATGCCCGTACCACGCCCTGCACGCGCGTGAAGTGGGTTCAGCTCACGCCAAACGAGATAACCTGCCGCGTCATTCATGTGATCGTGGCCGGACTCCTTATCAGGCTCCTGCCGTTCGTTATATGCCTGCAACTCTAAGCATTCAATTAGCTTTTTACATCGTGGGTTGATCTGGATTTTGATCTCGGCTTTCCCGTTCTCCAAAGCACTTTGGAAAGCAGAAATCCGATCAGCCACCCTCGGATTTGATTTAGGCGATTGATTGCGGATGTTATAGCTGGCCAATATTTCCAGATCAGTTTTGGTCGCATTGGTTGATCTGTTGCCACCACTGGCGTCAGGGTAGCCGTAAAGCGTACGGCCTGGATAACGAGAACAGATCTCTTGCGCTAACGCATCAGTATCGTGAGCGCCGCTGATCTCATCGATAAAATGCAGGGCATTGCCACGGCGAATCGCTACCACGGCGTTCATGTTGGCCACATTAAAGTCAATCCCGATTCTCAGCGGTTCCTCAGCCCGTGGATCATCATCAACATCTGAGACGTGCTTGGCCCGGTCAAACCGATCGTAGACAGTGCCGGTTGTCAGGTTTTGATAAATGCCTTCTAGATAGGCGCGGCATTGCTCATGGGTGTAACGGCTCAGCAGGTCATCCACAAAGCCCGGTCGGAGGTTATGGGCATTATCTGCCGTCTTCATCCTGAGCAACGCTCTGCGCTTGCCTTCCCGTGCTGCATCAGTGCCAAACGTTTGATAGTGGAACCCGAAGCCCTCCGGCGTTGAATAGCAGTGAAGCTGATTAAAGTTCCCAACCCTAATACGGCCCAGGATCTTGTCATAAGCACGCTGAGCAATTGATGCTTTAGCAGTGTCAACCTCATCGATAATTGCAAAAGCCCAATCATCACCAACGATCCGCTGATAATTTTCAAACGAAAGACCAAGAATTGTTGAATCACCGTCAGGGAAGTGCAAAGTATGGCTTACATACGGCGCAACTCGAGGAGTATAAGGAATGCCAAAGCTATCTAAAAAATCTTGAAATTTTGGTGCCCAGATGCGGCGCACCATATCGCTGGTTGGTTCCATTACACAACCAACAAAGCCTTGATTCAAGGCGGCCAGCTTCACGGCAACGGCATGGGCGCAATAAGTCTTGCCACTGCCATAGCCAGCGCTGATGCCAATTTCAGGGATGCTGTTGGGTGATCCGCCTTGTGATGTGGCGATGGCGCTTAAACGTTCAACCTCAAAGGCGCTGAGCTGACCGGGGTTAAGTGTTGCCGCGATGCGTTCGAGAAGATTATCGATGCTCCCGGCGTTGAGCCAAGCACTGCTGTCACTTTGTCCAACACGTTGCAGGATTGATCCTTTTTCAATGTGACCAAAGATAGTCACTGAAGCACTTGCGCGATCTGCGCGGCCGTCTTGATACAACCCAAAGCAGCGTTGAGATTATTGGTCTTGCGGGCCTCTTTTTGAAGCGTGGCGAGCTGAGCAAGGATCTCTGCTGTAAAAGTCAGCCGATCTGTTTCCCAATCAGCCCGGATAAGATCCCGTGCCTTGGCGATATAAGTGTCTGTAGTGCGCTCCGCAGCCTCCCACTCCTTTGCTGCGTACTGCATGATTTCAGAGCGCACAGCGCCGTTGGCTAAAAGCCGAGCGACACGGTTAACTCTCATGTCCATTTCAATTTTTGTGGACTTGTTTGCCATCAATGCTCCTTGGTCTCAAGAACTGCTTTTTCTCCTGTGAAACTTTCCCACCGCTTCACGATAACGTCGCAATATTCGGGTTTTAGTTCCACGGTGTAGCAACGTCGATTTGTGACATGTGCGCCCATGAGTGTCGAACCAGAACCGCCAAATGGTTCAAGGCACAGCCCATTTTGTGGAAGGCTTGAAAGCATGACACGTTTCATCATGTCAACAGGCTTGGGAGTTGCGTGGCCGTGCCTTTCGTCGCCATGCACTCGAGAAAACTCCCAAACGTCCCGCATTGCATCATGAGCATTGTCAAAATACGATCTAGCAGACGTCGGGCTTGCTGACCCGCCTTTAATTCTTTTCCACTCAGAGTTGAGAGACCTCCACGGGCGTTGGAAATGGCCAACGTATGCGGCTTGCAAAGTGACGTAATGCTTCTCAGGAATAAGGGTGAACTGTGAGCGAGTAAACCAATGGCCGTACATCTGCACACCGCAGAGTTCGCGAATTTTTAGTGGATCAATTGCAGCAGCTTTTGCTTGTCCCTCAAGATATGCGCGAAGAGGCTCCCAAGTTTCAGGAAAATCCTCTGTATTGATACTGCCTCGAAATTGATTTCCAATTTGAAAAAATAAACAATGCTCGGTTGTTGTGGGATACATCATCCGACTTTCTGCTTTCATGCCAGGAATGCATTTTTTATCCCAAACAATTTGATTGCAAAGCTCCATTAATTCTGACTTGCCGAGGCCAGCCTTGTACCAAAGCCGCCAAAGCTCAGGAGCGTTGCCCCAAATGTAAGCAGAAGCGTTGTCCTCAAGGTATGGGCGAAAGGTTGCCCACCATTCCATTTGGAAGTTGTCGAGTTTCTCGTCGTAGAGGTTGTCATTGGCTACGCCTTCTGAAGCCTTGCCCATGCCATACGGAGGATCAGCATGAAGCAATGCGGCCTTCTCTCCGCCAAGCAAGCGTTCAATATCAGTGGGGCAGGTTGAATCGCCACAGAGAACGCGATGCTTCCCGAGGATCCATAAGTCGCCTGGTTTGGTTGTGGGATCTTCTGGCGCTTCTGGTACGTCGTCAGGATCTGTGTTGCCCTCTTCAGGATCAAGCTCAGTGACGTTGAGAATTTCGTTCAGGTCGTCCTGATCAAACCAAGGGCTGATGTCATGCTCTTCTGAGAGCTGATGCAGCATCTCCTGATCCCATTCGCTGAGATCAGCCGTGCGGTTGTCAGCCAAAGCTAAGCCGACCTTTTGCTCTTCTGATAAGCCGGTGCGTTTAACAGCGATAATCTCGTCACCATCGGTTTCGATGATGCGTACGTTTTTGATGCCTGCGGCCTTTGCCCCATCGATGGTGCCATTGCCCGCAAGGATGCGGTTATCTTCATCGATAACAATGCTTCGAGCAGCGCCATAACGTTGCAGCGATTCTTTGATCAGATCAGAGGATCGATCTGTTCTACGTCGTGCATTTTTATGGTCTGACTTTAAAGATGTTATTGATGTCAAGCTAAAAAGACCGCTTGATGTATAGCGTAGCTCAGAGATCCAGATGTGGATGGGCTTTTCGGTAAGCCTCTTGCATCTGATGAATCTTGGGAGTGATCAGGTGATGGCTACTCACATATCCCTTCAGTGGCCCAAGAGTTATGAGCACTGTGCCGTCTTCCAGATTTCGTATTCTGGCTGCGGGCATAAGCGAGCTTGAGCTTGGCTTCATATTTAAGGAA